ATGTGACACGAAGTATTTCGTGATTTACTTAGACAATCTTATATTTATCCAGAATTTTTAACACTTAAATGAAAAAATCAAAGCGTATCAACTAATGATATACCATGAAACAAATGAAACAAGGAGTTTATTTATGGAATTTAGTAAAACATATAATCGTATTTGTATCTTAGATACTGAAACAACTGATCGTTATTGGAATACTGCGGCACCTATTCAAATTGCGGCTTTAGTATGTGATAATAATGGCAATGTTTTAGACACTTTCAATGAGCGCATTCGCACAACGCATAAAATTGCGCCAGATGCTAGTGCAGTACATGGTATATATGATAAAGATTTAGTTAATTGCCGTGGGGAAATTGCTGTATTAACAGACTTTTGCGTATGGATGAAAAACCAAGAAGTAGATGTAGTTTTAACTTACAATGGTGAAGCCTTTGATCGTCGTATGCTAAATGAGCGTTGTAAAGTACTAGGGATTAATTATGATTATTTCAATAAAGAGAAATTCCCAGGTATTGATGGCTATTACGACTGCATTATTGATGCTAAACGTATGAACCTATTTGGATTAAAAGACAAATTAGGACGTAAATGGCGTTTATCTTTAGTTGCAGAAGTGTTAGGTATTAATAATGAAGGAGCGCATGATGCCATGGAAGATGTTATGATGCTTAAAGATATTTTCTTTAAGGTAGATCCTATTGTACATCCGCAAAGATGGCGCAATGCAGATGGTACGACCGCGTTATTTTAGTAAAATAAAAAGACCATTTTAGGCCTTTTTTATTTTGTTCATATCGTTAGCAAATTGAATTGCGGTATCGATATAAGCATTAAGTTGATCAAGGAAAACGTCTAAATTTAAGCCACCAGCTTTGCAACTTTCTTTAACCATGTCAATAACCATTTCTTTTTTACCAATACCATCTAATCCAGAGCGTTCGGCTTCTTTCATTGCGGCATCTGCCATAGCCATAATCATAGCCCAAATTTCACCAGCACTTTTTTCTTTAGTGGCTTTAATCCAACCTTTAATTGCCAAGAATGCGGCGATACCTGCACCAATAAGTCCAAGTAATCCCGATAGTAACGCAATTAAACCATTAGCAGTTGTAATCCAATCCATTATCTGTCTCCTTCTGGCATATCTGGTAATGCCATTACTTCTTCATGTAGTCTGTCTACCACACCATTGCGACCTAAATTATGATAAGCTCAGTAAAGCTCATCAAATTCAGTTTTTTCTTGATGAGAAGCATATCCACGCATTTTGAGCATAGCACCATCTTGACGCAAACTACGACGTACATCTTTTTGCATTGCACGTTTCATTAGGTCAATATCTTGTTGTAAAGGTTCAATCACTTGATGTAATGAATCTTTAACAGCTTGACAACGTTTATTTTCTTCTTCTACGCGTCTAACTTCTCGTAAATGTTCTAATTCATTTTGATCCTTTACACGTTTGTCCCATCAACGTTTCACAATAAGGCCTACAATAGTGGTGATAACAAGTTGAACCACAGTTAGTATAATACCAACTATTCATTCATTCATATCAATTGTTACCTCCCGATGAGATAACAATACCTCTCATCTTTCATTAACAGTCTAGGTAATTTTTCACAGAAGAGCAAAATTCTTAAAAAGGTTTTCTTGTATTTTTATTTTTTACGGCTTATATTATAATAAATGAAGGAGAATAAGTTATATGACATTTAATTTTTCCACTTTTTCACTTATAGAATTACAAAAAATGCGTGAAGAACTTCAACATAAATTAGTTAAAATGGTCGCGGATCCTGATGCTATTGCACAATTACAAGCAGTTGAAGAAGAAATTCAACGCAGAAAGGATCAATAATGGCACGTCTTACTCATCAACAAATTTATGATGAAGTTGCTGCCGCAGGTTATGAATTAATAGATGATAGCGGTTATGTTAATATGCAAAGCCGCATTATTATTAAATGTCCACAGGGTCACTTAATTGAAACATGTTTAGGAGATTTTAGACGCCCAAGTTTTACATGTCCTGTCTGTGATAAGGATGTTCACTTTGTTAATCCTGCCGCGGTTCCACCTAAAGAAGATAATGTATATCGCATTATCGCTTTTGATCAAGCAACTGAAAAATTTGGTTTAAGTATCTTTGACGATGGTAAATTAGTGTTTTATAGTTTATTTACTTTTGGTGGAGATATGCTAGCACGTTTAACAAAAATTCAACGTTTTGTTCGTGATATTGTTCTACATGAATGACAACCAGACTTTATTATGATGGAAGATATTCAATATCAAAAAAATGGAATACTTACTTTTAAGGTATTAGCAATGTTATTGGGCATTATTCAAGTCAGTTGTAGTGAAGCAAATATACCATTTGAGGCAGTAAGTCCAAATGTATGACGTAAATACGCGGGTACATGTGGCAAAGATCGTCATCAAGAAAAATTACTTAGTGTCGCAGTAGTAAAAGAAAAATATGATATCAAGGTTAGTGATGACGTCGCAGAAGCTATTTTAATTGGACATTATGGTACACGTATGCATAAAAAAGATGTCGGCATGGCGTTTGGGAGGAAATAAATATGATTACTCGTAATATTGATCGTAATAACGAAACAACACGTACACAAACTACAGCACATGGCATCAATTATAGAGGACAACAAGTTCAATGGTCATCAATTGGTAATTTACTAGGCACATGAACCGCAGTAACATGGGGTAGTGGTAATAACCTATTTTATCAATCTATTACCTTAAATGAAGGACTATATCGTTTACAAGGGACTGGCTCTCAAACAGGATTAATATCTATTGTTAGTGGCAGCGATACACTTAATTATTGTTTACAGTTAGGATATGGTGCATCTGACCATTTAGAAAATTTCACTAGTAATTCTTACTTAACTATAGAAATTGCATCAGATAATACTGATATTTATTGTTATGCCGCAGGTGTCGATCAAGTAGGAGTACAATATTATTTATATCCTATTCAATCTAACAATGATCCGCTGATATAAAAGAAAGACCTCAATTCGAGGTCTTTTTTCTTAGGAATGAATAGTTAATATACCATTTGAATATATAATTTCAGGAATAGAGCGGCTACATTGTTTAATAACTCCGTTATCAAAATATGTAGGTTGTGTGGCTGATCCAACTGTGGCAGTACATGTAGTAATAATCCCATTGGCACAGTAAACAGGTTGATTAGCAGAACCAATAGTACTGGTAAATAAGGATAAGTCACCACTATTATTAACTTGAATTAATTGAACTGCAGAACCTGTAGTTTGAATTTGAGTGCCTTGATTAGTTAATAAATGTTGTGCGCCATCTGCAATAAGCGGAATATTCTTTCATAGATTGTCTTCACCTAAACGTATAAATGTATAATATGGTCCATTATTTACTGGCATAGGCTGTACCTCCGCGTAAGGTTGTAATTTCGGCTTGTAATTGTTTAATTAATTCTTGTTGCTCTTGAAGTCCTTTTCATAATATATAAATCAATTTTGACTCATGAATTGATAGTGAACCATCAGTATTAACATCTGTTAATGCAAATTTATCAAAAGAAATATGTTCAACGTCTTGTGCCATAATACCAATTGATGGTAATAAAGTATCTGTATAATTAAAACTATATACTGGTGTATTATTAATAATATCTAATGTAGATGTTAAAGGCTTAATATTTGTTTTTTTATTTTGATCTGATACCGCATTAAAATAAGGAGCTTGAATATGTGTTGCTTGTACTTGTGTATTGCCTCCTACTGACATGATGCCATCGGCAAAAGATAAACCAGCCACAGTAGCACTTCCTGTTACTGTTAAAGTATCAATTACACTAGCACTACCTGTAAAATTGGTTATAGTAGCAGAAGCAAGCACAGTAGTATCAGCAAATTCCCAGGTTGCATTGGCAATAGTTTTATCACTAGCTATAGTTAAAATTGGACCAGCATTATTATCTAAAGTTGAAATTGTTAAATGCGGGATGGTTTGAGTAGCACCGCAATCACTAACAATAAAATACCCTAAATCTCTAGCGGAACCTTTGATTGTTTCAGTTCCATGATAGTTACTACTTGATTGATATAAATGAGGTAGGGCAGTTGCAGCATTTGTAATTGTTGATGCATAATTCCATACAACATAATTAAAACCTGTTGTATTATCGCTACCTTGTACACTTAATCCTTTAATATTACCTAGAAAAATTGCCATGCTTTTTTCCTCCATTTTTTATAATATATTTTATCTTTTTATAGAAATCAATTCAGGTAGAGGTAATATACCCCTACCCTTATTGTATTAATTTAGCTAAACGTTGTAATAACTTGTCTTGATATTTAATACTATTAACTGTTAAAGCAATATCTGTATCTCGGCGCAAATCATATTGAATATCAGTAATAAACAAGAACTGAGATAAACTATCTTTTATATCATCGAACCCATCATAGAACTCATTGGCGCGAAGCGCAATTGGATCGCCGATATGTAATTCTTGCCCTTGATAACCTGTTAATAATTCCACATTATCAATCATATTTAAGTTATAACTGCGTTCAGGATTGGCTTTATCTTTAAAGACATTACGTGCTGTGACTAATAAGTCTTTTGAAGTTGTGGCATTATCATTAGTATAATTGCCTTCTAAGCATACTGATGGATATCTGGTATATAAATCCTTTCAAAGTGCATCATGTTGTGCCTTTAAGGTGTGGTATTGCATTAAATCATAATGATAATAGCGATTAAATAACGTATGTAATATTAATGGATAAATACCTGTATAATTTGAAAAATTAGCTGAAGTAGTTTGTAAATTAATTAATAATTCTGATTTTTTGACCCCACCTTGTCTAATAGTGTAATAATTAGTACGTCCTAACTCTTCTAGATATCAATTATGCATTGGAATATTTAAATTGTCAAAACATTCTTGTAAATTAATAAGAGATGCTTTTTCAACAACAGTATAATATGTACTCTCTTCTCATTCCTGAGCATTTAATGAAGACAAATAGAAGATACGATAGCGAGGTAAATCTATATTACCAAATTCATTATATACATAATCAATAGATGGAATATATTCTGTTCTTATATGTACGCCATCATTTGTAACTTGGAATAATTTATCAAAGAAATGATTGGTTTGATTATCTGTATATTGTTGTCAAGTGGATGGTATAAAGTAATCACAGTATAAACTTGCATTATATGCTTGAGACCAATATGTTTCTAATTGAGTTTCGATTGCCGCAGCATAATTGAACAATAATTCTTTAGTATTATTACGACCATATTTATATCAGAAAGTACCATTATTAATTGCTGATATTTGTTCATCACGTATTGTGCTAATTGTATATGCGATACCATCTACTATATTCTTTGAGAAATCAAATCCTATTGTACGAGTAGATACATCTTGTGAAGTTCTAACAGATACAGAACCAACATTTGGATTTAAAAGCGTATGATTATTAACCGTTATAGTGGAAGTCGCAGCAACTTCGGCAGTACAATAAATAGTAATAGTGTAGCCATTGGTAATTTGTGTGATATTGGTAATTGTGCCATTAATAAGAACTCCATTGTTTACTAATACTGAAGCGCCAATTTTAATATCTGCTGGTAGATCTCCTTCTATAGTCCCGCTTACCAAAAGTGTTTTATCGGTTCAAGTAGAGGTAGTAATTTGTACTGGTAATGACAATACTTGAGGAGTGTCCGCACCAAAAGTTTCAAAGGAATATGTATGATTTTGATAAATTCCTGTTAAGTTTTGACGCTCTTGGTTAACCAATTGCTTTAATGTATAAACACGTTCATTGGTATCTTTCGTATAATAATGATAGTTTTCATTAAAATCTTCAACTGATTCTGACAAGATATCATAACGTCTCGTTACAAAAGCACCATTAGTAAAACTTGCACCTGTGGTCCAATCAAAAAGTTGATCATCCGCAGTATAATAAGATATAAATGGTGTTAAGTCTGCTAAATTAACTTCTTCTAATTGGTAATTACTACATGTTACAACTAAACCTATAATATCACCATTATGGATGGACCAAACATAATCTGAGTCACAAACAATGTCTTGAGCATCGCCTCCAGTGGCTTGGCAGAGTAATTGTTTAATATTGTTTATACCAGTTGTTTGTGTCACTGATAAAGCAATTTTACCAAGCATAAAAGGATAATGTGCTATAGTGCTAAATAAATAATCTTTTCTAGGATCATCTCATCATATCTCATCCATTGTATTAAATAAGGTTTGATAGGTTTCTCCTTCTTCAAGATCTCTAAACACTTGATAATCTCGACAAATATGATTATTATCTTGCCAACCATCTTTAATGAATAATGGTACAAAATAATATTGTTTATCTTTATCAACGTCGTCTAATTCACCATATTTATAATACCCATATTGATCTTTAAAAGCCAAATCTAATGATGCGGCGGAATTGATAAGATAACACAAAGAAGGTGCGATCAATTCTCAATTATTTCAGTATGCTGTAGGAGATGCGCCATGTAATGACCAATATGAAGTATGCAAATTACCTTGATCATCTGTACAAGAGAACTCCAAATCATAGGATCCACTTGTTACATGTTGTAATGAGTTAAACATGGCAGGATTAATAGTAATATCCGTACCACTAATAGTTTGTGTTGGTACAGTATGAGTATCCCAGACAAATGGAGAATTAAGAGGATTAGTAAATGTAGTACGAATGGATGCTTCTTCAGCTTGCTGTGTAGGGAAATTTACTGATGTAGTATACCATAATTTATCTTTATCATTTCTAAAAGTAGCTAACTTACCACGTCGATCTTCTTGATTTAATGTTCAACTACCATGTCCTTCATGTAGTAATGATTGTTGTGCAGTTAAATTACGAATTAATCAAGCCCAGGCAGTTCAACCATCGCCAATTAAAAAAGTAAAGCCTCAATTAGAATTATAACCTTCATCAACATAATGATAAAAATTAGTAAAGTTATTAATGTTACTTACAGATAAAGGTTTATAATCAATTGTTCAACTAGAAGTTGCATCAGTTAACCCTAATGTATATTTCTTTAAATAATTGTATAGATTATCTCCTTCATTGTTATAAATTGTACGTATTGATGTATTAGATGAGTAATTCGGAACATTTGGATAGAAAACAGTGTCTAAAGAATGATATTTATAATAGTTATTAGCAGAAATATAATCAATATTAGTAGTAAACTTAATAGATTCTTCATATGATTGAATATACTTAATGAAATTATCAACAGTATACAAATCCTCTTCATATGTTAAAGCACTAATAGGGCTATACGTATCGGTATTATGTATATATAATGTAGGAATAGCATCTGTAACCAAACCTTGTTGTACTAACTTAATATAATTTTGTTTTAAAGCACCAACAGATGCAATATAGAATTTTAATGTGACTGGTATATCAGAGTACTGATCTTGACCGTCATTGTACAAGATATCAATAGTAGCATCATTTTGAACAGCATCTAGTCATCTTTCTTGATTCATACATACTTCTGGACGGAATAAACAACGATAAGTATCCTTACCATCTGTATCTGATGCGGTTTTAGTTGTACTAGTTACATTTCATGTTACTGTTGTAAGTAAAGTAGTTTCTGTTTCAAAATATAAATCACTTGGTAAATCAGTATCATGATCTATCTCAATATATGCTTCCACTTCTGGGAAATAATATTGATTATTAACATTATATCTACCATTTGTTAAAACATAGTCATTAGCTAATTTAGTAGCAAAATTATATTCTAAATAATTGTACTGATCAACATATGGTACTAATTGTCCAGTTGTAAAATCTACAACATTTGTATGATTAGCAAATTCTACATTCTCATTAGTTAATTGAATAATATAATCGCCATTTAAAAACGAAATGTCTTTACGTACTGTTGCATTGCTATTAATACTGTCATTTTGTAATGTAATCGTATGTTTATAAATATGCGTATCTCCTGTTAATACTTGTACAGGAGCTTCAAAATAATCAGTAAAAGCTTTAATATTTTTATAAAAACGTTGTTGCGCAGCGAAATATTTAGACATGTAATCAGATATTAATTGATCATAATTTAGCAATGCAGTTGGAGTAGATGTTATTCAAGAAGACATTAAATAGTTATATGATTCAGAAAAATCATCAAATTTAGTAATACGTCCCTCTGCTGTATATGCACTAACAATATCGTAATTAAACTGAGCATTTAAAGTATCAATAGATTCATTTAAAATTGCTAATGTTTCTGTTTGCTTATGTAGAGCATTATAATATGCTTGTGTATAATAAATTAATTGTCCATTAATAATACGTAGATCATTATAAATAGTTTTAGTTAATGCGCTATATTGATAAGTATTTAATAAATTATGTGAAGTAAAGTATGTAAAATCAATTAATTTATTCTCTAACCAAGGAACAGCATCTGCACCTTCTGCAAAAGTTAAATCCTCTGCAGTAGGTTGGCGAGTTAATCCTCAATATAATTCAATAAATTGCCAAGTAGGATTAAGTACTGTTTGATTCTCTGGTATTTGGACACGAATGCGAATAACTAGATTATTAAGTGATTGCCCATAATCTTGAGTACGTATAGGCCAATAGCTATATTTACCCCCAACGCGGCTTTTTGTAAGACGCCCTAAAGATCATGTACCATCTAAACTAGTATACATTTGGACACTATTATTGTCCTCGCTATTTAATTGAAGTTGAATAGTGCTATGATGATATGCAGAATGGAAGACGAGATTGTCATATAGAGAGGTTAAATAAAAATTATCTTGTGAAATATCATGAATAGGTAGAAAAATTTCTAAAGTAGATTTTTGAGCGTTATATTCATACATTGGGAAACGTTCACGTGGTTCGGTAGCATCACTAGGTCAATACGTCTTATATAAAGAATGATCCGCGGCGCCAGTAATTAAGTCAGTAATGCTTAACTCAAAGTTACCTCCAGATGTAGAATCATAATGGTACCAATAACCTTTAGCAAAATCATCATACATATTGCCATGGTAAGCACTATGCGACCATAATGGACTTTGAAATAATTGAACAAAGAAAGGACTGATATCGGGTAATAATGTAATTAATTCATTATCATAAGTTGGACCGCTTACATTTAAAATAGTTGTCAATGCACTACCTTTATGAGATAAACCGAATTGTTGCACGCTATCAAAAGGAGAATATTGTAATCCACTAATTTGATTATTTTTTGCAGGTTCAAATCAGAAATAACGAACCACCTTATTAGTATCAGGTTGATTGTGCTCAAAAGTATTAATAACTAATCCTAATTGTTCACCTAAACTAATTAATATTGATGCGGCATTACCACTTCCAGAAAAAGGAAAAGTTTCGAATAATTCTGCGTCTTGTAAACGACTAAATACAGGCTTAATTAATTTCAATAAATGACCATCATATTCGGAGTCAGTAGTTACAACATAAGGGTGATTATCTTCGTTAGATTGATATAGCCCACTAGTTAGTGGTAAATACGTATATGCAATATGACATTCATTAATAATCTTTTTAGCCCACCAATCGATATTTTTAGCCCCAATAAAGTCAATATCAGAGTTATTATTTGTGATTTCATACCCCTCTTGTTGACGAGTTAATTGATAACTAAAAGTGTCTTGACAAGTAATATTATAAGAAATATTATTTAATTTAAAAGTGTATTTAATATCTGTAATTGTAAATAAATATTGATTATTATATTTATCTTCTAAACAAAGTTGAGTGCCAATTTGCATAAAACGTGCATAAGGATTTTCAATTCATTCATTATCCTGCAATAACATGCGGTCTAAAGTAAAACTCAAATCACGTTGACCATTTTGGTGCTTAGCAAATTTTTCACCATATGTATAACAGAAACTGTGTTGTGTAGTTAAGTGAAAATTATTGTCGTTATATTGTTTATCAGATTGAGTATAGAACTCACTTATAACAGAGGGAATAAGATCCACTGCATCTGAATATACAGTATCTCCTAATAATAATAAAGATAATTTAAAATATGCCATATATATACTCCTATCATAAATGAGTGCGCAATTTTAATTGACTAATAGTTTGACTACCATAATCTAATAATCGTTCATTCATACTAACATTATACTGATAATATGTATTATTGGCAAGATTACTTATGTGAGAACTATGATAGCTATCTACAAATACTTCTTCATAAAAATTATCATAATGACTAACTATTTCACTCTGCAATATTTGTTGATTACGTCAAACAGTTACAATTTCTTGTTGATCATTAATAGATACTAACATTGGATTGATTAATTGACCATCAGGAGAATATAGAAAACTAGTTATATTTCAACTTCATTGATCTGCCGTTCATTCGATACGTTCATAGGCAGGAGCGCTATATCGATGATTATACCAATTTGTAATAAATGAAACAGAGTTGGAATATGCTCCGGTTACATTTGAAAGATATGACCAATAAAACTGATTAGAAGTATTTGTTTTATTAAATATATATAAACTAGGATAACTAACGCTATATAATAAATAATCAGCTCAATTAGTAGTAGCACCGCGTTTGCTAGAAATAATAGTAGTGCCTAAATCAATGCGTATTAAATGATAATTAATAGTAACTAAAGCAGGTATACTTTGAGTGTCTTGAGTGTTATAATAATTTCAATTAATTGGAGTATCAATAGCATTAGTTAAAGCACTAGAACCAACATTTAATTGAGTGTCATATCCTAATTCTCCTCCAATAGCAGAACCAACATTATCAATATGCATTGTAGGAGCTGATGCAACTGCGCCATTTTCTAAAGGTTGTTCCCAATAATGCATTGGAGTATTTGGATCGCTTTGAATATCTCATCCTAATGCTAAATTATCTGTTAAAATCTCAACATATGAACTCAATTTGTCTCAGTTACTTTGTGACATTTCTCAATGATCATCTTCTCATGTACCATTAAATAATCGCAAGTCTTCTATGGTTAAAAAGCCCCCATAGCTATTATTATGCATAACAGTAATGCCTTGATGATAATTTAAATAACGAGGATTATAAATATATACTGTATATGTAACATTATCACCAATGATTGTTAATGGTAAAATTAAGTTTTCTTGAATATCAGTTCAATAAAATGCTTTTTCAATGGTTTGATTAGTATAGAAATTACCAGTTTCTGGATCAATAATATGGTCTGAAGTATATGAATCGTATATCGCTGACCAAGCATCAGAATCTAATTGATTGCGAATTTCTGTTTTTGGATTATAATAATAAATTCAACTTCAAATGCTCTCAATACGTTGATTTAATTGATCTTGATAATGTTTATAAGTTTGTTCATGTATATCAGGTTTAATATTACCATAATTTTTCATATATAATACCTCTATTTAAACATTACAAGATAATTAACAGCACTACCTACTGCCGCTAAATCTGGTGCCTCTCACATAAAACTATCAGATGCGTTATTAATAGCGATATCAGTAATTAATTCTTCAATTGCATCAGAAGCTTCGGCATTAACATACCAACTTTTAGCAATAGGAGGCAATATTTCATTATTTGGAGCCGCAATTACGCTAAAGGTTCCGCTAGCCTCATTATTAAATAATTGATTATAAGTAGTACTATAGTCTGTTCCTAAATTTAAAGTAATGGTATTACTATCATGAGTAAGAGGATTATATGAAATGTCTCCAGTAGTTGGTAACTCATTAAGAGATGTAGCATATCCATAAGTAATATTCACAGCTCCTAGCTCAGTTTGATTGATAGTTTTTGGGAAATAAATACCAGGTGATTGACTCAAAATATGAACCAAATCGCCATTATCTTGTTTTAAAACAACATCTCCACGTTGATACCCAACCGTATTATATTCAAAATAAGGTGTATTAATAACTAAAGCATGATTAGGGACTAATTGTGCAAGTGCTGTACCAAAACCTTCTGCACTATTTACACTGCCAGAGAATTTATAAATATCCCAATAATCTCATTGACGTACTGTTATATCTAATTTTTTGCTTAACCAAGTTAAAAACTCAATACCATGAGAAGGTGGGGTGCTTTCATTGTATGTGCCAAACCAATCAATGTTACTTAATTTTGGATTTATCCATAAATTTTTTAAATCAATAGCCATAATATACTTCCTCCATTAAATAACATTAGTACGCTTATAGACTTCAAAGTTAGCAGCAGAAGGATCTTGTGTGCCTCAATTAACGGCCCAACCATCTGCCTGAATTTGAATCTTAAATTCCTCAGGTTGAAAACCAGAATATTCTAAGTTACCTGGAATTCAAAATTTATTAACCAATAAATTAGAAGCTAATTTTTGTCCATTAGATAATAAGTCTAAGCTACTTAAAATTTTGTACTGATCTCCACCATAAGTATAATAGACAGTGCCAGATTCTGAATTATATGTTAGATATAATGTTATAGATTCTTCACCATTAATGCCGATAGCAGGATTCTGTAATTGAACAGATAATAGGGTCTCACTTTTATCTTTATATGTTGCCGTAATGACTAAATAGCAACCATTAGGATTACTACTAGCATTAGCATTAGGTGTTAAACCAAAAGATAATTTAAATGGTGTACTTAAATCGCTTCAAGCATTATTGTTTGTGGCAGGACTGAGCCCAAGAATGTAATTATCTTCACTTAATTTTCTAATAGGATATGGTAACACAGAGCGTACGCAAGCCTCACCTTGTATTTCTCAATTTAAAGTCAATTCTGTATAATAAGCATATTGATTTTCTGCAGTACCTTCAGACATACGACCAATAATATAACGAGGGGAATCAGCAATAGATGCTAGTTTAACTTGGTATTGTCATTCTGAACTAAAAGAAAAAGATAGCATACCAATTTTTAATGGATTAATGACTTGTAAAAATTTACGATATGTTGCGATATTAATCCAATACAAACCAACTTTGAATTGAATTTTTTGTGTTTGGAAGGTTACTCCACTAAGCTGAGTATAATTAGCAAATTGTGGTTTAGTATATTCATTTTGAAAAGAAGGGCCATTATAGAATTTTAAACTATTCTTCTCATTGATAATAAATGCGCCAAATTCTTCTCACATATCGTGACCATCAAACTCAAAAGTACAAAATTCATCCATAACCGCATGGAGGCGGTTACGTCTTGTCATAATATCATCATTTAATGTACTATATTTTAATTTTTCTGACATAACTCACCTCCTAACGACTACCAATTTGTCGTAAAGCATTGGCAACTGCTTCCATAACTAATTGTTGATCTCCTTGACCTAGAATAATTTCTTGACCATTAACATTTAATACTAAATTATTATTATTATCTACTCTTGCTGGTTGAATAGCATCTCAATCAATGCCAGATAAAATATTTCCATAACGTGTTTGTAAATTAGCTAAGAAATCTTCAAAACCAGTTGTAGTTAAACCACTTGTATTAGCTTGCATAATTTCACGAGCCACTAAACTAGCCGCATCTTCACCTTGTAATTGAGCTAATAATGCACGACTATTGTCTAATAACTTATCAAATTTATCATTAATTTGAGATAACTCATTTTCCATATTAGAAATAATTTGTTCTTGTGCTCTTTCACGTAAGGTTTGTAAACGTTCTTTCTCTAAATCTGCTAATTGTTGACTCATTTCTTTAACTTGTTTTTGTGAATTAGCGTCAGATGAACTACTAAGTTTAGCCATATTATTAATTAATGTATTAGCTTCTTCTTCATAAGATTCATCTTCTTGTGCTTGATTCACTGCGTCAAAGTACTTTTGATAGGCATCTTTTCGCTTTTCTAAAGATTCAGTTAAAGCATCGTGTTCTTTTTGTAATAATTCTTTATATTGATCAATTGCATTATTTTCTTGCTCTAAACGTAAATCTAAATTGGCTTGATATAACTTTCTCTCATCGTTAAAATATTTAATCTGATCTTGTAAATATTGTACGTATGCAGCATTATAAGCATCGCCTTCACGAGCTAATTCAATTTTTAACTCCTGCTCTAATGCTTCTCGTTGTTGCTTCATTTTTTCTGATAAGACTTCATTCGATTTTAATGCTTGTTCAATAATCTGATAATTACCTGTTTCAAATGCTCTTAATAATGCTTGTCCATCAGTACCACTAAATAAATCCGCATGATCAGACAAGAATTGTGTACGTTCAGTTTCAGTCATCGTATTCCATTTCATAGCCGAATCATAAATTGAGTTAATTTGATTTTTTAATTTATCAATATTTTGACCCATATTCAAGACTCCGACTTGTACAGCATTACCGAAATTATTAATTAATTGATTTCAAGCCTTAGTATAGTCTTCAGTTGTGGCCAACAAATCATCAAATACTGCATGAGTTGCTGCGGCGACATCTCCATTTAAGTCAGCGAGAGCAGAAAGATAAGTGGTAAAACGTTTTTCATATTCTTCTTGAGATATATCTAATCCAACAGCTTGTAATTGCTCATATCCTTTATATAACTTATTAATAGCATCAGTTGACATATGAGTTTTTTCAATAAAATCTAAGACTTCATCTCCTAAATTTAAAAATACCTCATATTGTTGGTACATGTCTTTAAACGCATCTAAAGCAACTTGATCTACTTGCTCTAGTGAATTTGCAATTGATTGATATGCTTGTACTTGTTCTTTTAAACTATAATCTTCAGAAGTTAGAATAGTAGTTGCATTAACGCCATCTAATTGTATGTCTGCCAAATGGCTAGCTAATTGTGCCAATTTCTTGCCGCCATCTTCTGCATATGACATGACTTGATCAAAATCGTTAATGTTATTAATGATATCACTTAATACTGTATTAGCAGATGCGGCCGCGGCAGATGTAAACAAGTTATTTTGTCGTTGTAATTCATCTGTAGCTTTATATACATTATTAATAGCTATAGCATAAATAGCATCTCGTGACTGAGCGTAGCTTGCATCTGTTTTAAAATCACTTCAATCTTGACCGCCACGTGCACGCAACTTAGCAACAGTATTTAATTGTTCTTGACGATTTTTCTCCATTTGTTGTTGTGTTAATTCATTAACACGTTGAAGAAATGAACGTTTTTCATGAGTTGTTTGTAATGATTGATAATATTCTTGTTCAGATTTGCCATTAAGATTTAAGCCTTTAGTATTGCTATCTTTATCGGAAGATAACTTATCTGCAGCGCTATCTAAGGCTTCTGCCATTGCTTCTGTATCTTTTTTGGTTTTAATTAACTGATTATCTAAATCTTCAAATTTAGAAATAGCAGTATCAATTGCTTGAGATTTTTTACTAAGATTTAAGATTTCTACTGATAAGTCATTAATTTGTTCCGCGGCTTTATCTTTAGGAGCATTAAAAGCACCTACAGATGCTGCGATACCAACACCAATCGCTGCTGCTAAAGCGGCGCCAATAGCTACGCCTGCAACAACACCTCAAGGACCTAGAGAAGCGAAGGCTGCAACAACTTTGGCAAACATACCAGCGCCTGCTAATGCATTAGATTTAACTTGTTCCGCCTCTTCGGCTGTCATTAAACCAAGGCGTTTTTGATGCAGGGCATTGCCAGCTACCATACCTGCATTTCAGGCAGATTGTAATGTTTTAATAACAGCTAGAATGCCAAAGATGCTTGTAAATTGACTTAATAAACCACCTACTAACCCACTTTGTGCATTTAATAAGGAGTTTTGAGCCTCAAATGTATCAGAAATTAATTGAGAATTTTGTAAGCGAGTATATTCTTGTTCAATACGTACTTCGTTCTCTGCTACATATGTTTCTAGTTCTTTTAACTCTGTTTGTTCTGCGGCATCTAATACCTTTTTCCCCTTCAGGTCAATAATTCTTTGCTTATATTTAGCTAAAGTGATTTTGTCTTGTAAAATTCTTTGTTTATTTGTTTGAATAAAAATATCAGCTTGTATTTTTTGATCTTTTAAGTCTATTTTTTGACGTTCTAAACTTAATTCTTTTTGACGATTTGCAACAGCATTTTCTAAGATTTTATTATTTAAAATTGTTAAACCAATTAATGAAATAGTAGTAATGGCAGCTATCAAACCAGGAGTTGAATTTAAAATTTGTCCTACCATGTCAAGAATACCACCAAAAGTATTCATTAATCCAATAATGACGTCACTATTAGTGAGGTTGGTAATAATACTTTCTCATGCAACATTAATTTTATTAAGTGCTGCGTCCATACCTTGTAAATAGGTATCCATTTGTGCCAAAGTAGTACCTTGTGAACGTTGAGCAATTTCTTGTAGCTCTGTAACACGTTCATAATCACTCATCATAGCAATTAAACGAGATTGTTGACGAGTTCCAGCTAATGCTTTTGCAACTGCAGCTTGTTGATTACTATTTAATGTATCTCATTTTTGTCCTAAATCGTTTAAAACATCTTCTGTAGATCTTAAATCACCATTATTATTACGTAATTGAATACCAACATATGCTAATTGAGTTTCAACATTATTGAGATCTGTGTCACCTTCAAGTGTTTCACCATAATCGGTTAATTCACGCATACGAGCGATGATAGTCTTCAATGCGGTACCAATAGTTTCTGGTGCTTCACGAGTAGTTTCAATACCTTTAGCAAGCAAGGCAGTGGTATAGTCAATAGACATACCTGCTAAGTTAGCTTGAGATGCAACTTTACTTAAAGCAGTAGCAATTTCTTCATAAGAAGTCGCAGATGTTGCAGCAATTGCTGCAAACTTATCAGAAACTGCCATAGCATCTTGTGCGCTTAATTGGAAGCCATTTAATGCTGTAGTTAAATAGTTAACTGACTCTGATGCGCTAATGCCTGCAACTTTTGCTGCAGAAATTGCAGCTTCAGTTAATGTTAAGGCGTCTTGTGTAGTCTTACCTTGACGCATATATTGAGTGGCGACATTCGCAACATCTTTTGTGGTAGCGCCAAGTTGTTTAGATAAGTTTTGGTATTCTTTTAATAAAGCGTATGTTTCTTGACGTGTTTTGCCAGTAACCATTGCTTGTTCAGTTAAATATTTATCTAAATCTTGAATTGTTTTCTTTGCTTCATTTAAAGCTCTGCGCGCTGCACGTACTGCAATGGCATAAATAGTAAATTGTTTAAAAGCTTTACCTAACGCTGAAGATTGCTTTTCAAGAGTTTGAACCTCCAATCCAGCTGATGACTGTTGCCCTTGACGTTTAGCAGTATCTTCTGCTAATTGATTCAATGTATCACTAGCTGCAACTTGAGCGGTAGAAACTTCTGCTCCAAGAGTAGAACCGTTATTAGTTTCTTTTTCTTTTTTAGCCTGTGCCGCTACGGCTGCTGTGGCTTCATTTAATGCTTTTTCAAATTTATTTAACTCACCAGTTGCATTGGCTAGTTTACCATTAGCACTTTTTATCTCATCTTGAATTTCTTGCCATGCAGCAGATTGGGCTAATGGTTTGCCACTTTTATCATATAACGTATTGATATCTTTACTAGTAATAGTATTATAGTTTGTTAAAACTTTTTTAGACAACTCACCACTTGCAGTACGGGTATATACACCACCCATATCTTTAATTTTTTGAGCAGTTGTATCTAAATATTGGAAACTTTTACCGCTATCTTTTAGTTTACCTTGACTTAAGATCGCATTACGTCTTTCTGCTGCCTCGTTACGAGCTTTTAAAGCATCAGCTTGCTTTTTAATTAATTCGCTCATCGCAGCCGATACATTTTTAGTAGTAGCCGCAGCTTTACCTAAAATTTCATAAAATTCTTGGAATAAACCATTTAATTGTTTTAATTCTTTACTGGATAATTCTGTTTTAGCCAATAAAGCAGATATATCATTGGAAACTCTATTTAAACGTTGAGCACGTTTAGCTCCTATATCCCCTTCAAAACCACTGGCAGCGCGTACGGATTCACGCAATGTGTCAGCTTTGGTTTTAAGGTCTTGCATCTCAGGAACAATTTTAACTTTAAGCTCCATATCATTTGCTGCCATATGATTTCCTCCTAGTAATATCAACTATATTATTTGATATCTTCAATTTGAGTTTTTAATTCTTGTAATAATTCTTGATTATTTATATTAGCGCCAGTTAATTGATCGCCGAATTGTTCAATGATATGATTTAAATTATCTAAATTTAAAGTATTAATTTTATCTTGTAATAGTTTAAAAACATCATCAAACTGTAAAATGTAATGCATGCGTGCGCCTTTGACAACATCAACTAAATTTTGATGCGTTATTTTATAAAAATCACTATTTTTATATTCTTTTTCAAAGGCTTTCATCGCAATAATCATATCGAAATAATTATCAATATGAATTAAATCTTTAATTTTTTGTTCTAGTTCTATATTAGTCATACTTGCTCCTTTCTATTCTACACTATGTATAGTTAAATAACTAATATCATCACTTTGGATGCTTTTAAAATGCAAATCAATTGTATTTAATGTATCATTAAAATCTAAACGCTTATCGGCTGATAGAGCACATTTATCTAAATGAATTCACATTGTTTGAGTCTGATCATTTTCATTGCCTAAAACTTCTAAATCTAAAGTTACATAATAATTGGTCATACGATTTAAATTTACAGATGTAGCACATTCATATGAATAACAAATCAAATAATTACTATTAGCTTGTTGTACTACTAATGGGGTGATAGTGCTAAGAGTGCCATATGCCTCTTCTAAAACTCCTGCCTGATTATAAATAAATACTTGATAAATTGTGTCAGTAGTGTTATCTAAATAAATTGTTGCATTATCATCTGACATATAATTTTTAAAAGTATTTGCCAATTTGGTAGTTGTATTAGGCTCGTAAATTAAATTTAAAATTTTATCATTAATTTTTACATCTGATAAATAAATATCTGAAATAAAATCATGATCAAAACTTAATACTGTCTGTGAGCTCGTTAAATCACGATGTTGACTAGTATAAGTAATTTGCGCAGTAATGTCTTTTAATACAGTATAAGGTTCATTTTTATATGTGAAAACATATGAACCGATAGGGTCCAAAGAATACGAACGAATGATGCAATTTACTTTATTACCAATTTTATAAGTATTCATAATATGCCTCCATATTTTTCTAGTAATAGTATAAATCACAAAAAGAAGATAATCAATTCCAGTCAAAGAAAATAAAAAAAGACTTACGTACTAAGCCCGTAAGTCCCTTTAGGATAAAATTATTCTATTATTATTATTATTCTGGTTTACAAATTTCAGGATCAACGATACTGTAGAAAACACCATGTTTTTTATCGCTGCCACCTTTATCTCCAATAGTAATAGTAGTTGTCAATAAATCACCATTCATATCGAAGACTGTAGCATCACCTTCAGCATCTTGTGTTAGATTAAAAATTGAATCTGGTAAGAATTGATAGAAGATAATCTTTGCTTCTACTTGTTGTCCAGATTTTTGATCAATAAAGAACGTATCACCAATAATAGTTTTTGGTCCTTCAAAATCTTCGCCAAAATGTAAGCCAAATACGGCATCTGCAAGTCCGCTACCTGATGCACTACCTTCCATAATACCGCCACAAAGAGCATCAATTGCTGCTGCATTACCTAAGGCATCTTGCATTTCAAGTCTTGCTGATTTACCAAACTTAATTAATGGGTTATTATATTGACCGCCTGTAACTGTTTTATCTGGGCCTTCTTCTGTAACATTAGCAATTTTTAAAGTATCTAATTCACAAAGTTTAGCAGCTGAACCAGTTCCTGTGCTTGCTGTAATAGCTTTAATAATAGCATCTGCATGCATTGAACCCCAGGTATTGCTAACATTTGCTGTATCATAAACTGCTGCATTCATAACAGTAACAACACCAAAACGTTTGATCATATTTTGGAAAGTTACAGTACTACCGCCAAGTTTAGAATATTTTAATTCATTTGCCATAAGCATTATACCTCACTTATTTTATAAAGAAATCCAATTTCTTGCCTTTCTTTACATTGCCTGCCGCATATGCTTGCGCATTTACCTCATAAGACATGGCTCCTGCGGCATATTTTTGGAGTCATTGAATTTGAGCCAACGTTTGATTTCATAATCAATCAATTGAAATGGATGGGAAAGCATAGATAATTACTAAAAACATTTTCATTAATCCCTCGTTATCATTATCTCTTTGAGACTTTAAACGACGAATCTTTTCTTCATTGTTCTTTTGAGCCAAGTAAAATCTTTTTGCTTCTTCTGAAGTAAAAGTAGGAGGTAAAGTTACTTTTTCTCCATAAGATAATTTTATAATAGATAAAACATATTCTCAAATTTCTTCTGTAATATTAATCTCTTGTGCAATAAAAGTTTGACGATTAGTATCTAAAGTAATTTGACCAAATATGTAATTTAAACTTTCTAATAGATAATCATAGATTGTACGAAATTGTTGATATGCTCCTAAAGAGAAACATAACAATTGCATCACTTTATAAGATGTGCTATATGTATCTGTTTCAAAATGCATGTCTTGTAAAAATGGGAAAAATTCAGTACCACGAGTCCATAAATTATAAGATAATCCTCAATGTTTATCTCGATAAATTTCACGAACAGATGGTAAATGAATAATTAAAGTTTGGTTATCAACCATGATAGTGATATCACGTGATACAAATAATTGAGTGATATTATAGTTACTAGTTAATTGCACTAAATTTCAACCTCACTATTATTTTGATCACTGTATTTAAAACTAATTTGATAACCGCTTAATAACTCATTATATACAACACGTGAAATGTACGTTACGTGGACCTCGCCAGATGCTGAAATTTTAACACCATCTAAAAGACGCAATATATAATCACTTAAAATTAATGCCCTATCTTGATAATTTTTAACCATACTATGTTCTTGATCTGTAGCAACATAGATACGACCAGTAGCATTTAAACTGGCTTCTGTAATTTGTACATCTTGTAATACAATCATTAAGAAAGTATTACGTCCCATATCTTTAATAGCATTTTCATTTTGAGGAGTCAAGCAAATATAATTTTTCTTTAACATCTCATCTAAAGAAATAGGAGTAAAAGATGCTCCATCGACATCATATGCATCTACCAATAAAAACTTTTGAATATGTTCATCTTTTGCTAATAACATTGCGATATCACGCAATGAATTACGAATTACTGCTAAATTTTTCATATTAATAACCTATATGATAAATCCTTTCTGTAATTACATTTTGTACTTTGGTGGATATAATTAACTCCTCTATGCCAAAAGGAGTTTCAAAAATCACCTCTGTTGGAGTATGTTTATATATTTTTAAATTAGATATATTAGACTTAAAATAACCATCTTCTGTAGTTACTGTAATCTTTATACCAGGTGCACTTTCAACCGCAGTTGTATGACTATCATCAATAACCGTTTCTAATACTGGTTCATTATAACTTTCAGTAAAAATAGGAGTATCTGGATGATCAGCGATAACTTCTTTACTCATAGTAGTTGGTAATAAAGAGTAATATGTAATACCTGGTGTACTAAGAGCATCGTACTCATCAACCACTCATGCACGACCATGAATCATAATTTTATCTTGGAATTTAAGAGGCATACCAGCTAAAATTAATAAAGGTTTTTGTGTCGAAGTCAGTACTACCTGTTTATGTAATTGTAAATCAATATGTTTTTTCTCCGGACCAATAAAATATCCCCATAGTCCGTCTACTTCTAAATTACATAAGAAACAATGGTATTTATGCCAATTCACGTCTTTAATAACTGTGATTTCTTCTGTAATGAGTAAATGTAAGTTTTTTGCAGTTCATACAGAGCCAACATCTAATGGGGTATCTTTTAATGTATAAATATAGGCTACTTCTTGTTCTTGTTTATTAACAACAACTGCTTGAACAGCTAAACCTTGGGTTCCAGTAATGGTAATTGAAGGATATCCTTTTAAAAGAAAATGACTATTAACAACCTCTTGTGTTTGTGAATTAACTGTGCCATTTAATTCTCTAAAACGAGACCAATTAGACATTGATATCTCCAATAGTAGGTTGATAATTATTAACACGTCCATAACGTGTTTCTAAATCACGAGCATATTTACGATAGGTTTCTAATAATTTAACATTTTGTTGAACCATATTGGCACGTGAATAGGTTTTAATGTTACTATCAGTATAAATATCTTCAAAATTATCAGAACTAGAAATTAATTGTTCGCACCAATATACCTTCATCCATGCTAAAATGATCTCTAATTCCGCATAAGTAAGATCATTAATAAAGTACCCATGCGGAATTGCATTTGAATCGTCAGAATCGACTTCAACTAATGTTTCTGGATCATTTGGATCTCTTGTAGCATAAAACGTAGTATATGCTGTCGAAATTTTTGGGAATTTAAAGGCAGAAATAGCGCGGCAAGCTAAGTAATAACAAGTTTCATCCATGCTATCGCGTGAAATAATACCATATAAATCACCGCGGATAGATGCTCTAAAGGATGGATATATAACATCGTCCCAATATTGCATTGTTTCTACCTCCTAATTAATTATTGTTCATCAAGAACTAATTGAGTGTTTAAGATATTCTCTAGCATACTAACAACGCCTTGGGAAAGGTCGTTGACATTAAGACTAGCAATGTCTCTAATTTTATCTTTTCCTTTTTCATCGATCATTTTCATGATATTAGCACGATTGCCTGCTTTAAGAGCGGTTAAAATTTCCATGCTATCGTCTGGTTTTGCTGGAACAAAATCAAGCTTATCATCAAAATAAACGCCATGAGCAAATGCCTCTTTAACAATACCATCATTATCATTGAAAGTAAAGATGCCTTGCTTATACATACTATATAAACCATCATCTTGGAAAATACCTAATGCCCAATCAAGTGGTAATGATTGTTGTGTTTTCTTATCATTTAAGAAAATACGTCTTGTAAGTCCAACATTAGAAATAGGATGTAAGTCAAAAAGGACGTCATGTGGTGTAACTTTGGTAAGTATAAAATATTTGTTTTCTTCAGACATTAATTGATGTCTCCTTTCTTTAAAAATAAAAGGGAGAGGAGCAGAGGCTCCGCTCCCGTGGATTTAATTAGTTATTGATTAAAGGTCTGTAACTTTAATGACAGCGAAGTTGTTAGCCATTGCTAAGCCAACACCCATAATCTTGTGTGCTTCCCATTTTTCTGAACCGGTAGCTTGTTCATTTCTCTTTAAGAACAATTCACCTTTTAAAGCGACTTTAACAGGTTTAACGCCACTTGGGAGAACAAAGACATATTGTGTGTCATAGAACCATTGATCATTGTTGCTATCAACTAAGTAGTTTGGTAATTCAACAACTTTAACACCTTTGTAGACTTGGATGAAGCCATATGCACGAATATCTTTTGAATCTTCGCCATTTGGATAACCAGCGGCATAGGTTGTATTTGCTAATGGGTTGTATAAGTTAACTAATGCAGCATATGAACCAAAGATTGTTGGAACACCATATTGTTTAACATATGGCATAACCATATCAAGAGCTTCACCTAATGTTGCTTTTGTAGTTAATAAGTTACGGTTGACATCATAGTTATGATTTGCTGAACCGCTTGTTGCATTATCAACAATTCTGCCATAGCCAGAAACTGCAGCACCTGTAGCTAAAGCATTGAAAACTTCTTTATAAACGATTTCTTCAAAACCTTCTAAAATGTTTGCGTATAATTCACTTAAGCTAGCTGTTCCTAAAATTAATTCTTCTAATGTAACATAAACTGCAACAGTTTGAACACCAACAGTTGGTGAGAAGAATTTGCTATCTAATCTAGCTGCACGGTAGATACCACCACGAGCACCTTTACTAATTGTAAGTTTTGCTCTTGCTTTGCCGATTTTTTCAATGTTGAAGAGGACTTCAGCATCTCTTGGGAATGATCTGACTTCTGCGAATTCACCTAAAACTGATTCTAATTTTCTTGGTAAAATTTCATCAACAGCTTCTTCAATTAAAGCAAATGCTTTATCTTCAGCCATTCTAATTTCACGAGCGGTTGAATTTTCATCAAGACCGCATTCTTTCATAATTGCGTTAATAGCAGCAGCATTAACATCTTCTGCAGAGAAGTTTGCGCTTGGTTTGCCTTGAAGAGCGGCAATAATACCTAATTTAATTTCTTTATTCATAGTGTTCTACCTCTCAACTAACCAATGAACATATAGTGTTTTGCACTTGTTCCATCTGCTAATGTTGTAACACCGAACCAGTCGTCTTTTGACATACCAGAACTTGCATTAACTTCAACGATTCTACCTGCTAATTCAGAACCATAAACCATATCTGTCATCCATTCATCACCTGGGATTAATTGGACAAGTCTAAGATTTTCTTCATCTAAATTTGTAGCATAGAATTTTGCACCATCAACAATTGTATTTAATGGTTCATTATAGACGATGAATAATGATTTTGCATCACTACCAGCATCAATAATTCCATCTGCACTGATTGTAACAATGTGACCATTTGCGATCATCTTTGATTTGTCTGTGCTAGTGGAATTTAAAATATTTTTACCAGCTTGGACAAAAGTAGCTGTTGAAGCAACTTCCATTTGAGCAACAACAAATCCTGGTTGTAAACCTTTAAGATTGTTTGCTTCAAGTTGGTAATATTTTGGTAAATAATCATAAATTGCCATACTATAATACCTCGTATCTATTAGCGGAGATTCTTACGAACAAATCCGTCTAATGTATCTGATTTTGCATTATTTGTTTGTGGAGCAAATGCAAATGCTCTCATGACCTTGGTATATTTGTTGTTTTTATAAGCTTTTAATAAAGCTAATTCTAAACTTTCATATGTCTCAAATGAGTCAATAGTGTTTAGAAAATTATTATACTCATCTTCAGATAAGTCTTCCTTATAAGAGTGAATTAAGGTCTCTTTTTTCTCTCTTTTAAGGGTTTCAAATTCTGCTCTTTCACTTTCAGCAAATGAGGTAGAACTTGAAGTTTCTTCTGTGATTTCACCATTTTCTACACTCACTTTCTCTAAAATTGGGGTGGTGTCAACAACTGAACTTGGTGCTGGGTCCTCTTCAAAAGAGTCCTCTTCGTCTTTTTCTTTGTCATCTTCCTTTTTATCTTCTTCCTCGTCAGGATAAGATAATTGTTCAACAACATTTTCATCTGTAACAACTTCCTCATTAGAAACAGATGTCTCTGGTTCTTCTGATTTAACTTCTTCAACAGATTGTTTTTCTTCAGACGAAATAGATGAATCTTCTGAATATTTTTCAACAGCAGAAGATTGTTCTGGAGCAGATTGTTCTTCACGAATAATAATTTCAACTGCAGGAGTAACTTCAATTACTTTTTCTACAGGATGTTCTGGTTCAGTCTCTGCTATTGGTTCAATAACAGGTTCTGTGACCATTGGAGGTTCTTCATGAGTTTCAACTTTTGGTGCTTCAACTTCAGAGTTTTGTTCATTGTCTTGTGCAGGCAAATCTTCGCTAGTAATTGTTGGAATTGGATTAATATCCTCATATACAACTCTAACTTCATTGACTTTTCCTAATTTTACATCACCATTATCACTGATTTCATAACCAACTCTCATAAGTTTGTTGGCTTGTTCGATAAAGTAGTAAAATTGGACAATGACACTATCATCATACATATCAATAAGATTAACATAAGCATCGTTTTGATATGCTTTAGCAATAGCAGACATGATTAGCTCTGCGGCTTCACCCCAGGATAGTTTAATGAATTCTGAATAATTCATTGTATTGCCTCCCTGAATATGTGGATCTTCTTTACTTTCACAATACTCACGTAGGATTTGCATCTTACGCTCAAATTCTGCATTGTATGCAAAGAATTCTGATCCAGTGAAAGCGGGTTCTTGATCATTACCCAAAACACTTACTCCAACGAATTTTCCTGCGGTAAATTCAATATTTTTAAAGTGTTTATGTTCGTCATAATTAATTACGTATTCTGCACTGTGAGGATCTAATTCAAGAGATTGCTTATGACCGACAATCTTTTGAGCAATAGTTCCTAACTTATCAGGACGTTCAGTATAGAGAACGACATCACATACACACCATGTATTCCCATCGGTGTCGACTTCAAAGGAAGGTTCAACTTTTGGATCTACAATACCATAGATTTGTTGTTCTGTTGCGTGTCCAACGAAATCGTCCTTTTCTTCATCATAGTAACTTACAACTGGAGTATAAGGAAGAGTCTTCACTAATTCCTTTGCAAATTCTTCTGAGAAGAAACGATGATCTGCTGTTTCACCTAAATAGAAAACTTTAAGTTTTCCACGAGTAAACAGTTCATAGGAGGTGTCTTGTTTAAAATCTGATAAACTTGCAGGTCAGCTCATGCTAACAGCGGGTTTTTTCTTCATTTTAAGACCTCATCTAACTAAGGTTCATTTTTTCTGTTGGCTCAATCCCAGATATTATTACTTCTTAGTCTAACTTATCGACTGATGTCGATTGTGCGGTACCTGAATCATCGGTCTCCTTAGTAGATACTTCTCTATCATCCGCAGTTTGAGTATAAGAAGTTTGCATAGGAGTGATTTGATCAAGGTGCAAGAATTGTTCAAGACCTAATTGATCTTGGATATTCTTTTGTTTTATTCCAGATGCTATAAGATAGTCAAGCTTACCGACACCAAGTGTCGCATTATCTTTATATATCTTTATATCATCATCAAAAGTATAAGGAGAAACCGGTAAAATATCAATATCGGCTTCATAATTTTTGAAATCGAACCAATTATTGATAGCAATACTATAAAAACTACATAATTGTTGTACGTAATATCATACCATACCCTTATCACGAGTCAAAGCCATTTTTAGCGCAGTAACACTATCTGATGTAAACATACCGCTATTAAAACCGGCATTATTAAATACTGCTTTAAAAGCCTTTGATAAGATTTGGTTTTCGGCTGTATCACTATCTGCAACTTTTTCGATTTTGATATCACCAAAAGTAGTTACTAAACGTGCTTTTGAATTCGTATTAACAACTTTAGCAATAGATTGATGAATTGCAGCGACTTCATCCATTTCAAAGACCATTTGATCTTGATAAATAGGCATTTTATGCGCAACAATGTATTTTAAACTATTTTCGCTTCTTTCTAATTCATTATCTTGGTATTTTTCATAGTCTAAAATACCTCCATACAAATAGAATAAAGTAGGAATAGCATCATTATTAAGTAATACACCTGTTGAAAAATGTGGATCTAATTGCAACCATCTGTCTACTGGATTACGTTTATAACGACGATAATTAGTAGCAAATTCTTTTGGGAACTGTTTTAAAAAGATATTCAAATCAGTTTCAGTTAATCCTAATGTATCAAAGTAAGAAAAATCAAATTCGATAATTGCAGTACCATATTGTGTTTCTGCAACTTTACGACAGTATTTTTCTGGAAGTAAGATACTATCTACTGTCATTGATTCTTCATCTTTAATAGTAGTGATATAAGTAGAACCAACCATGAATAATAAAGTAAGTAATGCTGGGAACTTTGTCTCGATGGATAAACCATCAACTGATTCGAGCATAGTATTGTAAATAATTTGAAAGTCTTCTGGTTTGGTTTCTTTAGCAATTTTAGCTTTACTAGTAGTATAAACACGATGAGGGATAACTTTATAACGCCAATTATACATGTTGGCTAAATAATCAATTACGCCCGCATAAATTGGATTGATAGAATAAAGTTTACGAGAAGCGCTAACTATTGAATCGTGATTTTGAATTGCATCTTCTAATGCTTGACGTACTTCAACGGCAGATGAAAAATCACGAGTTGCATATGTTGTAGTACGATTTTGTGCACGTTTAGCAGATTGTTCATCTGAGTACATTTTTTTAATCTGTTTAACGCGATCAATTTTAAAATCTTTTTCTGCCATAAAAGCCTCCTAGTTAATAAAAACCAATTTACGAGTTGTTTGTGAAGTACGATTGCGACGATTCTTATAATAGTCTAGCTCAATTTGCTGATTAACAGCTCAAACTAAATATTCCATCATAGAGAAAAAGTCTTTTTGTATATTACTATTACGACGTACAATCTTTAAACGATTGCTTAAGTTATCAGAAGTATTAACTATATCTAGGTTTTTTAACTCTTCTTCTGCCTTATCCATAACTTTAAAAGGTTTTAAATATTCTTGTTGTTTATTGATGCTCATCGCAATAAAAGTTTTATTTTTACTATACAAAGATAAAGCTTCTGTTAATTTAATTGGGAAGGTAATAGCACCAGTACTCATACGAGAAAAGAAAAACCAGTGAATTTGTTCGCCAATTAAACCTCCAGATTTTATCTCATAACATATTGTACGCTCTTTGCTGTATTTGATCAAATCTCGTTCAGAATTACTTGGAGGATTAATAATACCTAAACCTGCTAATGGCACGCCAAATTCATCAGTAGTCTCTTTATTTAACCAATCACGAATACCTGCACCAACACCATTAGCATCGTAAATCAACATCTTGGCTTTATATGCCATAGCAGTCTTTTTAAAAGCATTGGCAATTACCATATAATCAGTACTAGGTACAGTAAATAAATTAATCAATTTATAACTAAAATAATGTTCTTTTGGTATAACTTTAGCTACACCAACAGCCGTTTCCGCCGCACCATCTTTAGCCATATCTGCGCAAATTACATAAAAGGCATCTTGATCTTCTTGTACATCAGTTAAATTATATTTAAGCTCTACATGTTTTACCTGGCGCAATGAAGTGACCAAACTAGCACTAAAGGCGGCACCAGCTGGCGCGTCACTTCATCTACTTTCATACTCACGCTCAAAGGATGATTTACTAAATGAAGGAGAATTAATAACATCTTCAATTTGTTTTTGTGCTGTTAAACCGCAAGATAATGGAATACGATAAGTACCAGTTAAAACATAATAATGTAATGGATCTAAAACACTACGACATAAAATTTCTACTAATTTTTGGTATGCAAATGTACCTTGATATCCGGCAGTGGTAATATAAATTTGTTGAGATTGAGGTTCATGGGGGTTAATAAGACCATTCGCCATCTTACGAGGTTCATTTAATAATGGAATATAAACTTCATTAACTTTAATAGCATCTTGCTCAATAACTTCTTCAAAAATTAATGATTGACGACGCAAACCTCTAACATTCCCAAGACCTAGAGAAGAACCGTTTTTAAAATTAAATTCTACATAATCCTTCCCCATTTTATAAGCATCTAAAAGTTTACCTGCAATTTTACGTTTCTGCATTTCATTAGCTAATAGAGGAAATTTCACCCACAGGTCATCAACTACCTTCTGTTTAGCAATTTCAGCCGCTTGTTTGTTTGTACCAGCGGTGATAGTGGTGTTATGGCGTGGTACAAACATGCATTTTAAATAACGGTCTAAGTCCGCTAAAAATGATTTGGAAGTACCACGACTAAAAGTTTCATAAGTGGCATTGCCGCGAGCCATACAACGCATCATAATACGTTGAAAGAAAAACAAACGAAAATGATTACTTTTTGGTGTGATTAAATCTACAAACATATCAGGATAAGCCATAAAATAATTAAGCATATTCCCGCATTCTGTAAAATGCGCATCAATACGTTTAGTGGTTAAAAAACCAGTGATATCATTTTCATCTTCTGTCATGAAGTTAATATATTCTTCGATTTCAGGGTCTA